GGATAATCGCTACTTTTGCATATCCGTCTACTTTCTCAAGCAGGCGGATACAAAAAAACAATTCCTATTATGGGAACAAAGGTAAACAATTTTCAAAACAATGCGAAGAACAGTAACATTATTTTGACGCAAAAATCCAGCGAAACGGAAACAAACGGGAGCGTAACAATCTTTAAAAATTCAGAATTTGGAGATATTAGAACCATAGTAGATCCAAATGGAGATGTGTGGTTCGTGGCTATAGATGTAGCTCGATCACTTGGCTATGCTACGCCTAAAAATCCAATAAAAAGACATGTTGATGAAGAAGATACCATTCTTTTGCAACTGTCTGATTTTCAGAGGGGCTCGTTTTGGGCTCCCTTGGAAATCAATGAGTTAGACAGCATACGTGTAATCAATGAATCTGGGTTATATTCTCTTGTTTTGTCATCAAAATTAGAATCGGCAAAGAAGTTTAAACGATGGGTAACATCCGAGGTTCTCCCCTCTATAAGAAAAACGGGTTCCTATTCTATAACACCGAAAGACTATCCATCTGCATTAAGAGCATTAGCTGACGAGATTGATGCTAAAAATAGAGCCATAGCCGAGAGAGCGCAAGCAGAGGCGGAGAGACAGCAGGCGATAAAGACCATAGAAGAGCAGCGTCCCGATGTGGAGTTTGCGGAGTCGTTCAAGAAAGTTGATCATGAAAACATGTGGTTGATTAGAGATGTGGCGAAGAAGCTTGAGCAGAATGGAATCATCATCGCCGAAAAGAATCTCCGTTTGTTTCTTGAGGAAGTCAAGTTCATGTTCAGGAATGGGCAGGGTAGATGGGAGTTATACAGTGACATTGTTAAAAACAAATTTGGTGTTTATCGATCTTATTTTGTGGATAAGTATTCTGGGGAAAGAGTTAATCAGCAAACCATCTACATGACTGGTGCTGGATATGAAGTCACACTTAAGGGGATAAAGGAAAAGTGTAGGAGCCTTTTCTTGAAGTACGGCAAGTTTGAAGATCCTAACTTTTGAAAACACAAAATAGGACGTTATACATATTATTCATATCTTTGTGGAGGTCAGGTTTGTTTCCTGTCCTCCATTTTTTTTAAGAGATGACAGTCGAAAATTATATCATAGAGTTAAAATCGTCTTTAAGATCATTTGACAAGCGTGATCTGATAGATGAGGTATCCATCTACAAATGGGTAGAAATTGCCCTGAAGAAGTTTGGAGGCGATATTACTATGCGCAAAGAAGCGGTAGTGGATGTCAAGCGAGGGCAGGCCCGTATGCCTGGTGATTACTTTGATCTTATTCTGGCTTTTAAATGCGATTTTAAAGGATATGAGGTGCCGGAAGGTGATACGGTGATACCAGAACTTCAAAATACAATAGCCTGGAAAGAACGTACCGAAAGAAGTTATAGGTGGTGTTCTTGCGATGAATGTTGTAAAGACGAATGCGAGAAAGTGATAGTTGAAAAATTTTATATCAATGTTCATGATCGCGATCATGAAGTTCGTTGCTATTATGACCGGCCGGTAATGTTAGGTCTTGCTAAGCCTATGCTTCGTGATTCTTGTTTGAGTAGATGCCGGAATAAAGCAATAAAGGATAGTCCGTATGAGATAAATATCGTAAACGGATTCCTGTATGCTAATTTCGATGGGTCTATTTACATGCAGTACCGGTCTCTTCCATTTGACGGAGAATCTAATATAATTATACCAGATACGCCTCAAGGTCTGGTATTGGATTATGTAGATAATTTTGTGAAGATGAGATTCTTTGAGGAGCTGATGTATAATGGGGAGGCACAAGGGGCAGCCGATTTGTTCAAGTTGTATGCACAGCAAGATTTGGTTAAGCTGAAAAATGCTAAGACCGAACTTAAGATGATGGGTATGACATTAAAAGGCATGTACGAACCTCTTAGGAGGCGTCGTGCCGAGTTTGAGATATATACTAAGGCATATCCTGTAATTGACAATATACTTAAATTGGTATGACAGAAGTAGTTCTATTTATATACTTGTCTGGCGTTATTGCATCCATGATTGTTTGGTCAATCAGGCAATTTAAAGGAGATGCGAGTTTGGTAGAGACAATGTATTGCCCGATAGTATTTTTGTCGAGTTGGATATACGTATTCGAAATATTAAAAAATAAATAAGATGTTAGAAGTTAGTGCAAGCGAAATAGTAACTGCCGACAAAATGAGAGGCGTAGGACCGGCAAATATTATCTTCACAGCCGGCCCTAATCCAGTAGCTGAAGATCGTAGAGGCGTAGCTAAGGTAACGGCTGGTGGAGAGAGTAAGAGCGTTACAATCACACAAGCTGCCGGCGAGCAGGTCGTTGTAATTCCTGAGTTCGATTATCTTGTTCTTAGATACGGATGGGAATCAGAAGACGGTTCCGATTTTGATACTGCAACCGGTTTTACCAATACAGGCATATCAAATGTGGATAACAAGTACGTTGGATGGAGTAAGCAGTGGGCTACTACCCAACAACAGGTAGGTGATTACCTTATTTATGGTGGTGATAACATGCAGTCAGGACTCGAAGGGGCACTTATTAAGATGAAGACCTTGCTATCAGCGCCGGGCATGGACGAGTCGGAACCTAATATCAATGCCGATATCTATGGTAATTGGTATGGGAATAGAGGGCGAGGAAATGTCGTTGTGTCTTTTACAGCCTACCTTGGAGGAGAGATGGTTAAACAAGGATTTAACTTCATTAACGAAGGCGGCGAAGAAGTTTACTCCGACAGCATTACTACCAACGTTTCAGCTCACGGGGAAACCAATTACCAAAATATAAAAGGTTTGTACACTAAGATGGGTACGATGGTCTACAATAAAGAAAAACGAGATTGTGTAATCGTAATAGGGTAATGGCATGGAAGATCTGTGGAGTAAATACGATAAGATAAAAGAAGTCTTCTATAGGGATTTCGTTTATGATTCCAGCTACACAGAGCAGGCCTCGTGCATCCCACTGTCGTCGGTGAAGAACGGGGTAGGCTGGGTGGGAGACGGAACCATTAACCTGGCTCAGTATCTCCAGTTCCTATACACGGAAATGGTTCTTGGTAACAAGACAGAAGATGATGTTCGTAATGCCATACAGGTACTTACCCGTCTTGCCGATACTACTTATGATCTATTTTTTAATAACAATAAAGGTATTTATTTCAAATTCGAAAAAGGATTTTTCTTAAGAGACGATATCCATAGCGAAGATGCAAGCAAATTCGGTCTTACCAAAATAAGTTCCGGGTACACTAATGGTATAGAGTTAAAAGACGAAGATCCATGCTTCTCTCCATTCACTTCACAAGATCAGATCTGGAATCTGGCTCCTATATTAGCTTTCTTGTCAGAAAAAGGATTTGAAGAAGCCAGGCAAGTAGGATACGATATTTTTGAGTACGTTATTAGGGACAGACACAAGATATACAATCCTTATTACAGTGCCTTGCTTCATCATTGGACATTCCTTCCTGATATGGATACCGATAAGGTCAAGCCGTGGGATAGGGTTAGCAACCGTAACAAGAATCTTAAATACAAAGTTAAGGTTAAGAGAGGAGCCAACAACTGGTATTTTTCAGGAGGATTCAGATGGGCTTTTAAGAAGTTCGGAGGCGAGTGTAGTACATTCTGGCATTGCCTATGGTATAAGCCATTTATATTCTTAGCAGATAGAGTATATCATCCATACGTATGTAAATGGTTTGGTATTAAAGTTAAGAACAATTCTTACTATTGTCTTGGATCCACAAATGAAAAATCATGGTACGGTCCTGGATTTAATAAGAGGCTGGTTAAGTTCTTTAATAAGTCTTTGGAAGGATCGGAGTTATTTATGCCTCATCTTGTCTTCTTGCAAGAAGCCGAATGCGTTGAAGGAGATAAACTCAGGGCCTTTTTAGATAAATGGGAATGGGATGGTGTTAATTCACCTATTGAGTTTTTGATATTGTGTAACTGGTACAAAATTAAATTCGGAAAATGAAAATCTATTACAATTCTAAGATAGCTAAGTTATTTACGTTCATTGACGGCTACAAAACAATTATGTTATTTGGAGCCGTATTTACCGAACGTGATAGTATATCATTGAGAACCGAATATCATGAGGAGGCGCATTGTAATCAGTATCATACGTTATTTTATTTTGGTATGTTTATATCATTGCTTACAATAGGATTGTGTCTCTTATTCGGTAATGCAGGATGGTGGATGTTATGGCTGTCCCTTATTCCAATATTTTTATACTATACATGGTATTTAATTGAGTACCTGATTAGGTTGTGCATATATCGCGATCATGATAAGGCATATCATAATATCGTATTCGAAAGAGAGGCTTTCGACTTAGAAAAGTATTGGAATAAGCATGATGTTTTGAGGAAGGAGTCGGAAGGGTTTAGTTTCCTCGGTTATTATAGGAAGGAGTATCATTATGAGTAGGAGAAGATATTTTGAGGAACAGAGATCTGGTAATGGAGCTATTTATCATTGTGTGGAAACAGAAATCGAGCCTGGAGATAGAATCAGATTATTTAATTTAATGAATAAAATCAAATCCGATACAATTAGCCAGGATAAGATAAATAGTGTACTGAATCAGCTTAGAGAAGGAACAGCCTTTAATATTCATACTCAGAGTCCAGTTTCTTTTTCGTTTTCAAGCACCTCTACCGGTTACGAACCAATGGTAATATGGATTAGATTTGACCATTATCCTGCTCCAAGTGAACAACAGGGTATTATATACAAGTTTCAGATAAATGACCAGAGGTACGTTTTTATGTTTTCTAATAGATACAATGGAATGAGAGATCTTATTAATAATGCAGATGAAGATGTTGATTGTATTACTTCTGCAACAGAGAGTAGTATATATCGCAATAATTCTTTTTATATATTTGTGTAAATTATGAGGAGGAGATTCGAATATAAAGACAGGGAGCTTGAAGACTTTCTTATAAGGTTTTATCCTGCCGGGAATTATACCTGGATCGTACCTGAAGGATGTAGGGAGGTTGATGTGTTTCTTGTCGGAGGAGGGGGTGCAGGACATAATGGAAGCGGTGGAGGTGGCGGCTATACTAAAACCTTCAAAAAAGATACATCCGGATGGAGAGACGGTGATGCTATCTCTGTTGCACCGGGTCAGTCAATTCCGATAACAGTTGGGAAAGGAGGAATTGGAGGGTATTCTGAAGTTGCCCCCGACGGTGGATGCTCTCAATTCTTAAATTCAAGTTATAGAGCTAATGGCGGAAATGGTGCGGGTAATGGTTATCCAGGCGGAAGTAATGCCGGAGCATATACTGGTGGCAACGGCGGAAGTGGCGGAGCAGGAGATGATTCAGATACGGCTAAAGCGGGTTCTGATGGATCTAACGGAATCGGCAGCCGCAATGAAAATGGCTCTCTCTATCCAGCTGGTTCCCTATATGGCGGAGGAAAGGGTCAAAGGCATACAACCCGCGATTTTGGCGAACCTACTGGGAAACGAAATGCCGGAGGTGGTGGTTCAGACAGAAATATAAATGGGGGCATGGGTGGAGAATCCGATTACGACAAAGGATGCGGAACTGGAAATGGCAATAGAAAAAGTGGCGGTTACGGTGGTGGCGGTTGTGGTACTTACGGTAACGGCGGTGATGGCACTGTTTTGATTAGGGGTAAAAGATATAAATTATAAGTGGTAATTATATACAATTTTACACCAATCATGTTGTAAAACATAAAGTAAAATAGTATGTGTCTTATTTTAATAAGATAATCTTGTATCATAAAACTGATAAGGAAATGATTAAAGGTTACAAATATAGATTAGATCCTACACCGGAACAGATTGTCCAAATGGAGAAGACATTTGGCTGTTGTAGGTATGTCTATAATTGGGCTCTTGATCTGAAAATTAAAACTTATCAGGGTGAAAAACGATCTTTGTCAGCGGTTGACTTATGCAAGCAGCTAACGTTACTCAAAAAAGATGATAACCATCTCTGGTTAAATGAAGTATCTAATGAATGCTTGCAACAATCTATCCGCTGTATGGATAGTGCCTTCACCAAATTCTTTAGAGAACATACCGGTTTCCCAAAATTCAAATCCAAACATAGAAACAAAAACGTTTTTAAGAATGTCAATTCTGTTAAGTTTGATTTTGAAAACAACAGAGTTAAGATTCCTATCATTGGTTGGATAAAGTTTTTTGTCAATCGGTCCTTTGAAGGAAAGATTGGTACGATAACAATATCTAAATCATCAACCGGTAAGTTCTATGCAAGTGTCTTAATAGATGACGGTATCCCTAATCCTGACAAGTTTGTTATCGATTCCGATACGACAGTAGGGATCGATGTAGGGATCAAGGATTTCGCTGTTCTTTCCAATGGGCAGGTTTTTAGTAATCCGAAGTATTTTGAATCTGCGCAGAAAAGATTAGGATGCTTGCAAAGAAGGTTCAGTCGCAAACATAAGGGAAGCAATAGATGGAAGAAGGCAAAACATGATGTTGCCGTCTGTCATGAACGGATTCGAAACCGTAGACAAGATTTCTTACATAAGGTCAGTAAGAAGATAGTAAGTGAGAACCAAACTATTATCATAGAAGACCTTAATGTAGGAGGTATGTTGAAAAATCATTGCCTTGCTAAGGGTATTGCTTCTGCATCATGGAGCGAGTTCTTCAGGATGTTGCAATATAAATCGGATTGGCGCGGTGTTAATTTAATTCGGATTGGAAGATTTGAGCCGAGTTCTAAGATGTGCGGATGTGGATACATACATCGTGATCTTAAGTTATCGGATCGTGTATGGACTTGCCCTGAATGTGGTTCCGTCAATGATCGTGATTTGCTTGCAGCTAATAATATTAAAAGATTTGGGTTGGAAAAGAAGAATCTTCTAACCCAAGAAAATATTAACAAGACACCGGTGGTGAACCGGGAAGGGGGCGTGGAGTTGTCGGCATTAGCTGGAACGGTGAAGCGTCAAAATGTACTGGTGTAAATTGGTATATAATCACCTCTCTTTTGCTATCTTTGTGACAAACAGTTACAAAGATGGCATCAGAAGATAACAGAAACATAGCGGTTCCTCAAACAGGTATGAACCGCGATCTGCATCCGTCGAGTCTTACGGATCAGCATTATACGTTTGCCTTGAATGCCAACATAGAATCCGAGGATGGTAATGTTGGGATGAGATCTAATGAGCACAGTAATCTTAAATGCATTGATTTCGATGGGTTTAAAGTTATTGGTTACAAGAATGATCTTACTTCAGGCAATATCTATTTTTTTATAACAAATCCTGAAACAGGTATCTTATCCGATTCCGATATAGAATCTATGGTAGAAGGATCGGAGTCGTTGTGTTCTGGCATGAAGACCTTGCTGGAAGACAACGAGCAAGATCCGTGCCTTAAATTCTCTATCTATCATCCTATAAAAACCATAGAAATAAAGACAGAGAAATGTGGTAAGTGTATTTACTGGACTGACGATTATAATCCCCCCAGGTATGTTATTGTAGATAAGGCCCTGACTCCTGATGATGAAGGTGATATATGGTATCATTATCATGGGTATAAGATATGCGATAAAGAATACGATAGGAAAAAGTTCATGAAGGAAAATGGTTGTTTTCTGGCATGTGAGAAACTTAGGGTGTTTCCGCTACTCAAACCCATGTGTATAGAGCCGGCTCAGATAGAGTATGGGGGCAGTCTGCGCTCAGGCGTCTACCAGGCTACTGTGGCTCCTTGTAACGAGTTTGGAAACGAGCTTGGAAGTTATTCTAATCCCACTAATCCTGTCCCTATATTCGATGAACAGTATATTACTCAAAAAGATGGCAAATGGGGAGAACGTACTAATTTAGGTATTAGGTTTGTCGTATCTAACATAGATCGTCAAGTTGAATATTTTAAGGTTGTTATTATCCAGAATACAGTAGGATATAACGGAGAGACACAGCCGGTCGTTGATTATTTCGTAGAGGGTATTCACCCGGTGTCTGAAAAAACGATCTTGTATTATTCGGATCTAAATAATAAACGAACTACATTCGAACACATATCCTTTAAAAAACCTGTGTATAACACCTCAAGGGGGATTGTGGCTGTCGGGAATCGTCTTCTTCAATATGGTCTTACGGCGGAAAAAGAATGGAATTTACAGCCTGTAGTTTCCCTCATGGGACACTTCCTTCAATGGCAGGCATCGGTAGCCCACGAAGATCTGTATAAGGATGGTAATGCCTGTTCATTGTATGTGGGGTATATGAGAAATGAAGTGTATCCGTTTGCTATTTCTTTTAAGTGCTCCAACGGTTATAAAACTCCGGCATTTGTGTTAATACCTCCCCCTTATAAAGATGCTGCGGCAGAAATAGAAAATAAGGATACCGATAGGGTATATAAGTCCATAAACCAATATGCTCCACCTTGTTCAGGGCAAGAGCGTAAATTCAAGTGGCAGTATTATAATACGGCAGGAGATCCGAAGGATTTTGATGATGAAGAAACCGGACAAGAAGAATGTAAGAATCCAGCTACGATCGGTCAAACCATAACATTGCAAAATGATTTTAAAACTTATACGAACGTTAGTTTTACATTCAGAAGTCAGATTATAATAGATGAGGTGATTAATTATTTTTCATCTAATATAAAAGACATCGCATGTAATACCGCCACAGAAGAACCTAATAATGCTGCTGCCAACGAAATATGCGATATATTCAACAGCTACGGAGATCCTGACGATCCTAATACGGAGGAACAAAAAGAAGCTATAGATGCTATCGAGGCTCCTGAGTTTGGAGCCGAGTGTACTG